GGTTTGGTATTAGCAGTCCTTGCAAAGTAACCGTAAACGACTATTTGCTAGGTATAAATAGTAATAATTTAATACTCTATATATAACAATCAAGATTTAAAAATATCTCTGTAAACGACTAATATTGTTAGACTTATAGAGATTTACTAGGTTCTGATTTTTGTCGTGTTTCTACTAGACGAGCAATCCAAGAAATTGGTGGTATTTTATTAATATTTACCACTAAATTGTGTGTATGCCTAGATACGATTATAGATGTTTAGAATGCGAAGAAATATTTGAAGTAGAACACAGTATAAACGCACCAGCCTTAGAAGAATGCTTATGTAAGGGCGAGAAATTCCTTGTAGAAAGACTACCTTCTAAGCCAATGCTTGTCATAAATGCTAAAAATACTATGACAGATCGCAAATTATACGACGAATTAGATATAGATTAGGGTAAATGTTCGACTATTGCTCGTTAGTCCAAAAAAAATGTCCTTTTGCTGCAAAGCGAGGAGATTTAACTTATTGTGGGTTACACAAAGGATACACGTTAGCAGAAAATCGAGTAGATTATCTTGGTAAATGTCCTAAAGAAAAATTGAAAAAGAGGAGATAATGGCTAAAAAAGGATTATACGCAAATATACACGCAAAGCGTAAAAGAATAAAAAGACAAAAAGCTAGTGGTGCAAAGAAAGTCGAAAGAATGCGTAGTAAAAAAAGTAGATATGCACCAACATTAAAACAATTTAAAGCAGCAGCTAAGACTGCAAAAAAGAGGAGATAGTTATGCCAAGTGGTAAAGGAACATACGGAAAAAAAGTAGGACGCCCAAAAAAGAAGAAAAAGGGTAAAAAGAAATAATGGCAATTACTTACAGAGGACAACGCTTTAGGGGATATAATAAACCTAAGCGAACACCTAGCCACCCAAAGAAATCACACGCTGTACTAGCAAAGTCTGGTAGTAAGATTAGGTTGATTCGATTCGGACAACAAGGTGTGAGTGGTGCTGGTAAGAAACCTAAGACAGCAGCACAAAAAGCAAGACGCAGATCATTTAAAGCTAGACATCGCAAGAATATAGCTAGAGGTAAAATGTCAGCAGCGTATTGGGCAAACAAAGTTAAATGGTAGAAAAAAGCATATATAAAAAACCCAATGGTGCAGGTAAAGGCGACAAGCCGAGAATGGGTATTTCTCAGAAAGAGTGGGAAAAGAAGTGGGAAAGAATATTTCGCAAAAAGGATACCCCTAAGAAATGAGGGGGTTTACATCACAGGACAGACGTTCAAATGGAGCTAAAAAAACTCGACAAGGCAATAGCCATAATACAAAACGAGGAACAAAGCTATCTAAGAAATACTATAAGAAAAAATATAGAGGACAAGGAAGATGAGTAATATTGAATTAAAGAAAGCCAATCAAATGGCTGCTATTGAATTATTGATTAATAATCCAGAGCTAAATAAAACCGAACTTGCTAACGAGTTAAATATGACACCTCAAACAATCCACAACTGGTTTTCAGATGATAGGTTTGTAGAAATGTATTATAAGAAGTATATGATTTCTTTTAATGCAAAGCTACCTATGGTGTTAAATAGTATGGTTAGAGAAGCTGTTGAAGGAAATGTCCAGGCAGGGCGTCTAGTATTAGAGCATTCTGGTAAGCTAGTTAAAAATATTAATGTAACAGTAGATAGTCCATTTGAAAAATTCTTAAAAGCAACTGAAATAGACGCTACTGAAGTTATAGATGTAGAAAGCGAGGAAGTCCAACAAGCTATAGAAGTACTTCCGAAAAGAAACCCCATAAACGACAAACCTTTAAAAAGAAAGCAAGATGAAAAGAAAGCAGTAGCTAATATAAAAAAAGGTAAGAAACCTTATAGGCAAAAGCGTAGAGAGGATAGAGCTAACAGATATGCGTTATTGCAACGAGCTAAGAAAGTAGGGTTAGATCCATTACCAGCTAAACGTCCTACAAATAGTGAAAGAAGAAAGTGGTTAGAAGAATTAATTGCTAGGGAAGAATCTATGAAATCCCAAACTCGTCAGGCATAATATCGTATTTTTCAAACATCTCAGACATTTCTAACGAAGTCGTCATAAAATCCCCAATATCAATATAGCTTTTTTCTATATTTTCTGGAGGAGCAACTCTTTGACAGATAAAACCTAATAGTTCGTTATTAGCTTTAGAAATTTCACGCAATTCCTTCATCATTTTAAATATTTCTTTTATTAGGTTTTCCATTATTTTGAACTAATCTTATTCCCTATATTACGAAGGTTGGTTCTTAATTCCGATGTAAATTTTTGTAAAAACTTAGAATCAAGTTTTAAAGTTTTAATTTTAGGCAAAACCAACTCTCTTGCTTCCGAGTTGCTTGAAAAAAACCATTTACGTTGTACATTGTTTCCATATTCTCCAGTTATACCTAAATGGTAATGTCCGTATTTTACATTAGATCCTACCCTAGCTGTAACTTTAGACATATTTGTTTTAACAGCAGATTTGTTATTAATAGATTTTTTTAAGTTGCCTTTAGCTGTCATAAAGTCTGTAGCCATACCAGATTCTTTTTTTATTCTTAGCCATCTAGATTTGGGAGTATAATCAATAAACTTATTACCTCGTATATCTTTTTGTTTTTTAAATGTGTCAGCAGATTGCTTCCTTGCGTCCTCTGCTAAAGGTGCTAACACTTCACGAACTATTAATTTAGATAAAGTGGCTTTTTTTAGTTTTTTGAAATCAAAGTTAATCTTGTTCTGCATTGATATCATTTTGAACTACCTCAACTTCTTTTACTGGTTCTTCTGGCAATAGTGTGCCATTGACACCTTTGTTTTCTTCTATGATTCTTTGTGCTTCATCAACACTTAAATCTTTGTTTTCATCTGCCATTATTTTTGCTTCAGTAGTTAAGTTATGTTTCAGCTTATACTCGCTTAACATAATCTTATCTTGAGTAGTCATCGGATATTCGACTTCAGAGAAATCGACTTTAAATCGTTTAGGATCTGGTAACCCTAAGCTATTTATTTGGGATAAAGCATATTCTACTTTATAAAAATCTTGTTCATACTGACGATATAATTCTTTGTCGTCCATAAAATCTTCGTGGCGTTCTAAGTCTTTAATCATTAGTGATATACCACTAGGTACTTCTCCACCAGATTGTGCGAAAGTAACAAATAGATGATTATTTAACGCCACTAATTCTATTTGCCATTTAATGTTTTCAATAACATCTCTTACATTTCCTTGTGGAGCAACAATATTATAGTTACTACCCTCTGGCAAAGTTAAAATTTCATCTGATCCAGCTCTAACATTAGAATTATCAGATATAAGTCCAGTTACTACTGGTTGTCCAAACATTTGGAAACGTAGTCCAAGTTGCATTTCAGTCATTGTAATATTGATATGCTCATTTGCAGATACTAAATCTGTAGCACCCTCAACAAAGAAAGAATCTAATTGTTCTTCTCTATGAGTAAATACAAAAGGTAATACACCTAGATTGTGTTCTATTTCATCAAACACATCTCCATTGTCATCAAACTTGATACATCTTTCTGAATCCCAGTAAGCATATTTTAATTCTGTTGTATCTGATAAGTCTGCGTGTCCGTGCATCATTGGATAAACAATAGCTTCTGGTTTATAAGGGTTGTCGCCAAAGTATGGCTCAAAATAATAAATAGGACGATAATCAAATTTCTGTTCTTCTTCATCGAACATAACATAAGTGGCACACGTACCAATAAGTCTAGTCATACGTTCCATTTGTTTCATACGAGCATTTTTCTTTTCAGTCATCTCGTCATATTTCTTGGTTACATTTCTTTTAGCACCAATCGTATATATCTTGGACATACGATTTACAAATTTTTTCACGATATTAGTATTGTAGTGAGGAATTTCTTGGAATGCGTCAGACTTAAAATAATCTTCTATATATTGATGTGTTAGTGAACCAGAATAATAATCTAATGACTTTCTAACTTCTTCCCTTCTCGCTTTTGCTTGTTCTTCTTTAAAGTGCGTTAATGAATCCTGTATAATCTCTTGTGGTGTAAAAATCATTTGTTTTCCTATTATCGTGATATTCTTCCAATGAAGTTACTTCTAATTGGAAATCTATTCAATATAAAATATCTGAAAGCATCGCAGCCGTGTTCATTGTATCCATCTTTGATAGGATTCTCTGAAATTGCCTTACCTTCTACTGCTTCTGGGAATCGATAGTTCTCAAAATCTTCTGCAATACCAACGCATCTATTATCTACTTTTATTCTTCTTAATCCATCTGCATTTTCAAAGAAACCACGACAATAACTTATACCACCCTGTATATTACGAGATAGTTTATCCATACGATACTCTACATAAATTCCGTGCTTTCTAAAGATATGAATATCCCCCATACCAGATTGTCCTTGAACAAATGTACCAGCAGGATCGCCATAATAAGTAATCACAGGATAGTTCTTTTTCTTAATCATTTCTGCTAATCTATCAGTAGGTATATTTCTTTCGTGAATTATTTCATCAATAATATTAATATGTTGGTTACCATCTTGCATATAGGTTTGAAACCATAATACTGATGGCATTCTAAATCCAAAGTCCATAGAACAATATGTTGGTAGCTCTGGATTATAAGGAACATCTCCCATATCTTTTTGTCTGTCGAATGGATATACTCGTCCTTCCATTGAAGTGAACTTTGCAGCAAATTCTTGATCGAACAACTCTTTGGACATATTACGCTTTCGTTCCAATAAGAACTTGTCATTCTCTCCTTCTGGAAATGCGTGTTCGTTTTCCCAACTTGGAGATTGCACACTATACCATTGCTCGTCGCTTTGCCCTAATAAGAATAAATCATATATCCAATTAAACCCTTCTGGAGTAGTAATAAATATAGCTTTACCTTTTCTGTCAATTAGTGTAGGAGATAAATACATATCCCAAATCTTTCTAGGCATCTTAGCAGCTTCATCTATGATTAATAAATCAACACCTTCTCCAACTAATGAATCAGGATTTTCACAAGACATACCTTCTACTGTTGTACCCCACTTGAATTTTATATACTGTTCTTTTTCTGATGCTCTATCAATATCGTTACCTTTACCAGCTACCATATCTTTCCAAATCTCACGAAACATTAATCGTGATTTTTTGTAGGATAAACCAACTAGCCATATTTTTTTATTAGGTTGTGCAGCATAAAACTCTGCTTCTCGATACGCAGCAGTAGTTTTCCCATATCTTCTACCACATATATTTACGAAGTAAGATGCAGTATGCTTCTCAGGGAAATGCAACTTTCGTTGTCCTGCGTGTGGCACATAATTCATAAAATCGAACCATTGCTGCTTGAAATCAAACTCTTTTATTTTTTTTGACATTTGAATTGTTCTTAATTTAATTCATAATTAACTTAAAGCCATATAATAATCCACTAAAGGAGTTAAAATGTCTGAAGAAATGCAGAATGCAGCCATAGAGGAAGCTGTAAAAGAACCTCAAGTCAATAAAGACGAAAAAAAGTTAGATCAAGCTGTTCCATACTCTAGGTTTAACGAAGTTGTGAAAGAACGCAATGAGTTAAAATCTAAAATGGAAAATATAAATCTCGAACAGGAAGAACAGCGTAAAAATAGTTTAGCAGAGCAAGGGGAATATAAAACCCTACTTTCTGAAGAACAGAACAAGAATGCAGAGTTGTCGAAGCAATTCGAAGAAATATCAACTGCGTTCAATGGATATGTTACAGAAGAAAGAAACGCACTACTAAGCCAGATTCCTGAAGGTAAGCGAGAGAAATTTGAGAAGGTAGAGGATTTAACACTACTTCGAACAATTACCGAAGAATTTACCCAGAAAGCTGGAGTGAATGTTGGCAATGTAGAAAACCAAGTCAATGTTCAAAAGTTCAAAGGCAACCCCTTTGAAAGTTTAGATTCTGGTAAGGATCGAAGAAAAAGTCATAACGACTTGTTAAGCCACTATCTTAAGAAAAAAAGATAAATTTAAATTCCTGAGGAGGAAAATAAAATGGCAAATGTAACAGTAACAACAGCCGCAAATTTTATACCTGAAATGTGGAGAGATGCAATTCTTGACTACGCTGAAAGAAAATTTCAGTTAAGAAATCAAGTAACTGATTTCTCATCTATGGTATCAGGTGGTGGCGACATTCTTAATATTCCTAAAGTAGCTGAAGAAGCAGCTGCTGCTAAATCTGCTGGAACAGCAGTAACATACTCAGCTCAGACTGATGGTGTTAGACAACTAGCAATCGATCAACATCACTACGAAGCTAAAAGAATTGACGATATTGTAAAAGTACAAGAATCGGCAGATCTATTTAACGCATACGCAAAAAGTATGGGTTATGCTTTAGCTAAGAAAGTTGAAAACTATCTTGCAACAACTCTTAAAGGTAACACAGGTAATAATACTGATGTTGCAACAGACAATATCTTATTGGCTGCTGAGTTAAGAGGTGGTTTAGAGAAATTCCTAGACGCTAATCACGACTATACTGACGGTGAAACATTCTTATATGTAAATCCTAAAGTATATATGCAACTTATGGGATTGGGAGAGTTTACCTCTGCTAATCTTAGAGGAGATTCAGCAAACCCAATTTCTTCTGGTTCTGTAATGCAAATATATGGTATGCCTGTATTCGCATCAACAGACTGGAGTGAATCTGGAACTGATGGTACGCAGATTGGTACTGCTTTTAAGAAAGAATCACTTTACTTTGGACAGCAAATTGCACCAAGAGTTCAATCATCTTATGATATTGATCACTTAGCAACTTCTGTTGTCGCAGATGTTTTATTTGGAGCTGTGTTATCACACGCTGCAAGTTCAACAGCTTGTGGAGTAGTTAACTTCTTGAATCCGTAGTAGTTAATTAGGGGGGTTGCAATATACCCCCCTTAACTGAAAAAGGGACATATATATGGCTAATTTTACCTCAACTCATACTGGAGCTGTAATCGATGCAGCAGTAACTAAAATAACTGCTACTTCTTCATCAGCTACCGAACTGAATCTATTAGATGGAGTTACATCTACTACTGCTGAAATAAATATTTTAGATGGTGTTACATCTACTGCAGCAGAGATTAATATCCTAGATGGCGTAACTGCTACGACAGCAGAAATAAACTTATTAGATGGCGTAACTGCCACTACAACAGAATTAAATCTTATAGATGGCGTAACTGCTACGACAGCAGAAATCAATTACATTGATGGCGTTACATCTAATATACAA